GCTACCCCGGGCAATGAAAGCCACGACCGACCGCGGCGCCACCATCGAACGGTGGCGCGACGCCCCTCGAGGCATCCTGCAATTCGTCTGGGAGCAGTTCGGCGTCAAACCCGATCCCTGGCAAGAGCAGGCGCTCCTCGCGTTCGCCTCGAGCCTGCCCGAGCACACCCGCGTCAGCCTGCAAGCGTGCGCCGGCCCTGGCAAGACGGCCGTCCTGGTCTGGTGCGGGCTCTGGTTCCTGATGTGTCAAGGCGAGCCCGGCGAACATCCGCAAGGTGCGTGTGTGTCGATCTCGAAAGACAACCTGCGCGACAACCTCTGGAAGGAATACGCGAAGTGGATCCACCGCTCGCCGGCGTGCAACGCGGCGCTGACCTGGACGTCGGGTCGCATCTTCGCGAACGACCATCCCGAGACCTGGTTCCTTTCCGCCCGCGCGTTTGCCAAGACGGCCAACAGCGATCAGCAGGGCGCGACGCTCTCGGGCTTACACGGCAAATACGTGGTCTGTCAGATGGATGAGTCGGGCGACATGCCGACCGCCATCCTGCGTGCCGGCGAGCAGGCGCTCTCGCAAGCCTCGGGCGGGTTCGCGAAGCTGTTACAGGCCGGCAACCCCATCAGCCTTGAGGGGATGCTCTACGCGGCGGCCAACGAGCTGCGCGCCCAGTGGTTCGTGATTCGGATCACCGGCGACCCGAGCGATCCGAACGCCTGGGTGCATTCGTCGCGGGTCGGCACGAAGCCGCTCGAGCAGGCCAAGCTGCAAATCGCGACCTACGGGCGCGAGAATCCCTGGGTCAAGAGCTACATCCTCGGGGAGTTCCCGCCGGCCAGCATCAACGCGCTCCTCGGCTACGAGGACGTCGCCGCGGCCATGCGCCGGCACCTACGGATTGATCAATACGAGTGGAGTCAGAAGCGCCTCGGGATCGACGTCGCGCGGTTCGGTGACGATCGCACGGTGCTGTTTCCGCGGCAGGGGCTCGCCGCGTTCAACCCGGTCGTGATGCGGACGCAGAACACGATCCAGATTGCGGCGCGAGCAGCCCGGGCGATCATCAAGTGGGGCAAGGGCAACCCGGCCGAGCTGCTCGCGATGGTCGACGACACCGGACACTGGGGCCACGGCGTGATCGACTCGCTGACGACAGCCGGCTATCCGGTCTACCCGGTCATCTACCACGGCAAGGCGATGGATCCGCGCTACAAGAACGTGCGCGCGGAGAATTGGATGCTGATGGCCGATTGGGTGAAGGCGGGCGGCGCGCTGCCGTTCCTCGAGGACATGGTCGCGGAGTTGACGACCCCGACCTATACCTTCCTGGCCGGCAAGTTCGTGCTCGAGGAGAAAGATCAGATTAAGATTCGCCTCGGGCGCTCGCCCGACCTCGCCGACGCCCTGAGCAACACGTTCGCGCTGCCCGACATGCCCAACGAGCTGATGACCCGACTCAAGGGCCGCAACACCACCCGGCACAATGCCGACCCCTACGCGGAGCTGCGGCCGGAAGGCACCGCGCGGCACGATGATGACGACGATCCGTTCCGCCGGCTGCTATGACGCGCTCGCTCGAGGCGAAGCGGCGCCGCAACCGCAAGAGTCGACAGAAAGCGCGCGAGCGGCGCACACTGGTCTGGCACCCGCCGGCACCGCCCTACGACCCCGACCTGCTCGAGCACCTCGAGGCGCAGCGCGAGCTGCTGAAGGATATTCCCGATGGTGACGATCCGCCCCGCGACCCTTGAAGACCTGGCGCGCGTGCTCGAGATGTGCTGGGAGTTCCTCGCACAAACCCGCTTCGGCCTGTTCGTGCAACCCTCGACCAGCACCCTGACGAAGCTGATCCTGTTTGTGATGACGAACGGGATCATTCTGCTGGCGGAGTCCGACGGCGAGGTTGTCGGGATGCTCGCGGTGGCCGCGCTCGAGCACCCGATCGACGGCCGGCGCTTCGGGGATGAGATTGCCTGGTGGGTGGAACCGGAGCACCGCAAGGGTCGCGCCGGCTACCGCCTATTGTGTGCCGCGGAAGATTGGGCTAGACAGGAAGGGCTAAAGGCGCTCAAGATGGTGGCGCCTTACGGAACCGACATTGGCACGTTCTATGAACGCCGCGGCTACGTCGCCGTTGAGACCGCATATCACAAGACGTTGAAGGAGTAACGGCATGGGGATCCTCACGTCGCTGGCGATCGGGGGCGCGCTCGCGGGTGGATTGTTCGCCGGCAAGAAAGCCGGGCAGGCGCAAGCGCAGCAGCAGGCCGCCGCCCAGCCGGCGCCGCAGGAGACGCCCGCGCCGCCACCAATGGCCGCGCCGACGCCCCCGCCTGCCCGTCGACCGGATGCGTTCGCCGCGGCGCGGGCCGCCGGCGCCCGTCAACGGCGACGCGCCGCCGGTGGCGCGGGCCTCGGGGCCGCGAACAGTGCGCGCGTCCCGGGCCTGGGCACGCCGACCGGCCAGCAGAAATCGCTGCTCGGGTATTAGGGCATGAACACCGTCACGGCCTCGAACAAGCGCGAGCGGTATCAACAGCTCCGCGGCGCGATGTGGTCGGAACGCTCGAGCTTCGATGCTCACTGGCGCGAGATTGCGGAGTTCACGCGACCCCGCCGGATTCGACTCCAGATCACCGACCGCAATAAAGGCGACCGCCGCAATCAAAGCATCATCGACTCGACAGGCACCTTTGCCGCGCGCACGCTCGCGAGCGGGTTACACGCCGGCCTGACGTCGCCGGCGCGCCCCTGGTTCCGCCTGACGACCCCCGACCCGGACCTCGCCGAAATGGAAAGCGTGAAGGAATGGCTGCACCAGGTCACGCAGCGCATGCAGACCGTCTTTACGCAGTCGAACCTCTACAACGCCCTGCCGATCGTCTACGGCGACATGGGCACGTTCGGCACGGCTGCGATGGCGGTGCTCGAGGACACGCGCGACCTGTTCCGGGCCTACACCTACCCGATCGGCAGCTACGCGCTGGGCATCGATCACCGGGGCGTCGTGACGACCTTCATCCGCGACTACGAGCTGACGGTGCGCCAAGTGGTCGAGGAGTTCGGCGTCCGCCGCGGCTACCACGATATTGACTGGTCGAATATTTCGATGTTCGTCAAAGACCAGTGGGACCGCAGTCAATACACCGAGCCCGTGCAAGTGACGTGGGTCGTGTGCCCGAACGACCACTACGACCGGCAGCGCCTCGGGCAGCACTGGCCCTGGACGAGCTGCCACTTCGAGAGCGGCGGCGAACCCGGCAATGCCGGCAACGGCAATCGGTTCCTCCGCGAAAGCGGGTTCTACACGTTCCCGTTCATGTGCCCGCGCTGGGATGTGACCAGCCCGGAGGATGTGTATGGGGATGGCTGCCCGGGCATGGACGCGCTCGGCGACGTCAAGCAGCTCCAGCTCATGCAGAAAAAGAAAGCCCAGGCGATCGCGAAGCAGGTCGATCCGCCGGTGCAGGGCCCCTCGGCGCTCCGAACCCAGAAAACCTCGCTGCTCGCCGGGGATATCACCTACGTTGACGTGCGCGAGGGCAATCAGGGCTTGCGCTCGATTCACGACGTGAACATCAACCTGGCGGATATGACGGCGGACATTCGCGAGGTGCAATACAGAATCCAACGGGCGAACTACGAGGATCTGTTCCTGATGCTGGCGACCAGCGACCGGCTGCAAGGGGTGCAACCCCCGACGGCGCGCGAGGTCGAGGAGCGGCACGAGGAGAAGCTGCTCGCGCTCGGGCCCGTGCTCGAGCGCACAAACGATGAGCTGCTCGACCCGTTGATCGACCGCGTGTATATGCTCATGGACGCGAACGGGCTCCTGCCGCCGCCCCCCGAGGAGTTGACTGATGTGAAGCTGAAGGTCGAATACATTAGCATCCTCGCCCAGGCGCAAAAGCTAGTGGGCATCGTCGGGCAGGATCGCCTGATGCAGTCGATCATCCCGCTCTCGACGGTGTTCCCCGAGGCGCTCGCCAAGATCGATATCAACCAGATCATCGACAACTACGGCGAGATGCTGGGCGTCGACCCGCGCTCGATTCGCACGAACGAAGAAGCCGAGGCGATCGTGGCGGAGCAGAAGCAAGCGCAGGCGGAGATGGCCGCGGCGCAGCAGGCCGAGATGCTGGCCGGCGCGGCGAACAAGGCCGCCAACGCGCCGATGGACACCGATAACGCGCTCGCCCGGATGATGGGGCAGTAATGGCCGAGCGATCCGCCCAACGGAACGCCGCCGACCCCCGCCAGATTGGCACCGCGGGGCGCCTTGAGCGGCGCCGTGCATCCCGCCGGCGGGATATGTTCCGCCGGGTCATGGCAACCCCCGAGGGGCGGTTCGTGATGGCCGACCTGATTCGCGGGACCGGCGTGCATCGGTCGATCTGGGACAACAGCGCGCGGATTCACTACAACAGTGGCCGGCAGGATTGGGGCCTCGAGCTGATGGCGACCCTGCAAGAGGTCGACGCCGACGCCTACGACCTGATGGAAGCCGAGCGGCGCGCCCTGGATCGGCGCGACGCGAGCGAGATTGAGGCGTTGCATATCGCAAACGCCCCACAGGAGGAGACTGAACCATGACACCCGACGCCCCAGCAGCCGCCCCGGCAGCCCCCGCCCCGGCCGCGCCTGCCCCCGCCGCCCCGGCAGCCCCCGCTCCGGCTGCGGCGCCACCCGCACCCGCTCCTGCGGCTCCAGCCGCCGCGGCTCCCGCGCCAGCGCGCGTCGCCCCGGAGAAATACGAGCTGAAGCTGCCCGAAGGCGGGCACCTGAACGACGACGATCGGACCTGGGTCGAAGGCGTCGCCCGGCAAGCCAATTGGACGAATGAGGAGGCGCAGGCCGCGCTCGAGGAGCATCATGCGGCGACCGTCGCGCAAAGCGAACGGTATCTCGCGCTCGCCAAAGCGGACAAGGATTACGGCGGCGAACGGCTGGTCGAAACACAACGGCTGGCGTTGAAAGCGATCAACTTCCTGCGACCCGACGGACATACGCGCCGCGCGGCGTTCAATGCGTTTGTGAACCGCGGCGGCGCTGGTAATCATCCCGAGGTGCTGGCCTTTCTGGCGGACCTCGGCAAATTGATCGGCGAGGATGGAGCGGTCAGCGGCCGGCCCGGGAGCAACCCCCCGCGCACGGCCGAGGAAACACTCTATGGCAAGCCGACCACATAGGAGCGAATCATGCCCGCACTAGGCACCGGCAATCTCACGCTGCACGACTGGGCGAAGCGCCTCGATCCCGACGGCAAAGTGCCGACGATCGTCGAGCTGCTCGCGCAGACGAACGAAATTCTGCTCGACATGATCTGGCGGGAGGGCAACCTGCCGACCGGACACCGGACGACTGTTCGCACGGGCCTGCCGCTCGTGTTCTGGCGCCTGCTCAACCAGGGCGTGCAGCCGAGCAAGAGCACGACCGCGCAGATCGACGAGCAGACCGGGATGCTCGAGGCGTGGTCGGAGGTCGACAAGGATCTCGCGCTGCTCAACGGCAACATCAATGCGTTCCGGCTGTCGGAAGCCCGGGCGTTCCTCGAAGCGATGAATCAGGAGTTCGCGCAAACGCTGTTCTACGGGAACCAGGGGCTCGCGCCCGAGGAGTTCAGCGGGCTCAGCGTGCGCTACGCGACGACGGTCGGGTCGCCGGCGAACGCGGACAACATCATCAAGGCGGGCGGTGTCGGCGGCGACAACCTCTCGGTGTGGCTGGTCGCCTGGGGCGATGAGACCGTGTCGGGCATCTTCCCCAAGGGCTCGAAAGCGGGCCTGATCCACGAAGATTTCAACGAGGTCACGGTCGAGATGACCGCCGGCCTGCCGGGCGCCCCCCAG